AAGGAACTTAATGCAGTATCAACGGCAGGTGTCATATTTGAAATATTGAATAATAGGAAACTGTCATTGTCAATTGGTTTCCCATTTGCATACTGTTTTGTGATATAAGTTCTCTCATCTTCTAAGAACTTATAATGGTCACTATATTCTATCTTCTGGCTGGAACCAATTCCCATAAAGTAATCACGGGCAACACCTGCGATTAATTCTCCCTTATCGACTGCTACAGACTGTATAATTTCTGCAGGAATAGGCAGAACACCATATACATAAGATTTATCAGCAGTAAGGAAAGTAGTTTTAGCAAATATTCTTTCCCAATAGTCCAGTGGATTAACAAGTATTAATGCTTCCGGCACTGCTCTTTCTCCTTCTTTGGTGAGCGGGGCCATAATCTTGTTTCCTAAAGTAATAGGTTCTAAATCTGTAAGCGACTGTGCTGTCTTTTTGGGATATACACCTTCAACAACAGCACCTTCAAGGTCTCTGTTCATACCGATGGGTTCACCGTCACCTGTGCCATCCACAATTGCCATTTCAAGAGCTAATGCAATAGATTCATATAATACTTCTCTTACAAATCTATCTAACCATGCAGGGCCAAGGTCAAGCATTGCTTTAGCGACCGGCATATAAGCGGAAAGCTTGTACAGATCGGTATCTTCCTTCTTGAATGCTGCAGAGAGTTTCTTTTCGATTTCTGCAGTAAGTTTGCCCCACCAGGCAGCTTCGGCTTCACTAGTTCTCGTAATCCATTCTGTAACAGCGGTAGTATTTTTAAAATCAATTTCGCTTAATAGAGGGTGATTTTTTCTTAAATTTTCAAATACTCTATCAAAAACAGTGGCTGGCAACATCTTTTCAGTACCTTCAAATCCCTCACCATCTATAACTTCATTATAAAATTCTCTTTCTTCTGCCGTCAGGTCAAGCCCACGTTTTGACATAATTTCTTTATCAAGTTCGCTTAAAATGCCTTCTTTTCTGGCATTTTTGGCTTCTTCTAATATTCTGTTTTCAATACTCTTTGCTAACGCTGTCTGTGTAGCTACAAAAGCTTCACTATCACCTTCTTCAATAGCTTCTTTCATGTCATTTTTAATTTCAAGTTCTTCTTTATTTTTTAAATCTTCATTTTTCACGGCGAATACCTCCTAATTATTTTTAAAAATATTAAAAAGACCAGACTCTTTATTATCTGGTTTGCTTTTCTTATTCTTTTTAGTTTTATTTTGATATTTTAAGAATAAATTTTCTTTCACACTTCCCTGTGGTTCTTCTTCCTCATCCTCGTCATCCTCAACATCTTCATCTTCCCAGATCTCATCAGCAAGTCCAAGGGTTAGAGCTTCTTTTGCAGTAAGCCAGGTTTCCTCAGCCATTAAATCTTTTAGCTCTTCCTCTTCTCCCACAAATTTTTCCATGTAGCTGGCTAAAATAGAATCATCTATTTTTTCAAGATCTTCTGCCATTTTTATCATGTCATCTGCATTACCAATGCACATTCCCCAGGCTTTATGTATCATTTGCATTGAGGACTTAAACATGACTACATGACCAGCTGTAGCAATAAAACTGGCACCAGATCCAGCCAGTCCGTCTATAATTATTTTTACTTCACCTTCATGCTGAACTAACAGGTTTCTAATAGCTATACTTTCAAAAACTTCACCACCTGGAGAATTTACATGAACATTAAGTTCCTTATCATTTGCAACTTCATTTAATTTATCTTTAACAGCTTTAGCAGAAATATGAGTATCATCATCTTCATTCTCCCATGGGAAAGCTTGTCTGATTCGTCCATAAATAAAAAGTTCTGCAGGACTATCTTCATTTGTCTGATTTTTTACTTCTAATCTAGTTTCGATTTCTGGTAAATTTTCTTTATCCACTGATTCACCTCCTTAATTTAGTCATCTGAATCATATCTTTTTTCTACTTCTTGATAGTTCTTCGTCATCCACCTTGCCTGGCTCCATTCGTTATTAATTGGTTCTTTACCTAATTTTTTCAATGTATCATCAATAGAATAACCACCAATTCTGGTTAACACTTCAAGCGAATTTGCAATATTAGTTATATCAACAGCTTTGATATTACTGGTATCAGCTTTAGTGTATGTATTATTAAGATAATAACTTTTCCCGTATAACTTACGATTAATTTCATCATCTACTGTTTCAGCTATTGGGTTAACGCAAAAGGTTAAGAAGGAATTAATAACTTCTGTCAGGTCCTGGACTTCACTTTTCAATAATTGCGGTGGCACCTGAAATCCCATAGCGACAAAATCAAATATATCATCAATAAAACTCCTTATTTCAGAGTTATCAGCACCTCCTTTTACCCCAATATTGCTCTCTAATTCATCAACTTCTATTCCATTATAGAGAGGAATAACTGCTCCCCCGTCTGCATCAAAGAAATCTTTAAATTTATTTTGAAATAAATCTTTTAGTTTGTTTTGGGCTTCCTCTGTCTCCGGGTAATTAGTTGGTACTTCGACTGTTATTTTCCGGGAATTATTTCTTTTATAATTGCCTTGACTGGCTGCAACAAGTTTTGCATATGATTTGTTTAATCTATCTAAAACTTTTTTGATTTCATCATTGTGTAACTCAAAATGAAATACATCCGGTTCATAGTATTTATTGTTTAAGTCAAAATTATCTATTGTAATATTCTCATACCTATAATCTTTAAAAGCTTTTTTTTCAAGACTGAAAGTATCAGCACAATAAAAATAACCATCCTGCTGGATAACCAGAGCTTCATTATCTCTAATCATTCTACTAATTACATCACGCCAGAATTTAGAAGCTGATTTATTCGGGTTCGGTTCTACGTTTAGCAAGTAATAATTATCTTTTTTGACTTCTTCTCCCTCTTCAAAAGTAATAAATTCAGCCCGGGAGACTGCATTTGCAATTAAATTAGTACAGGCCTGTACTGCTAGTTCCATATAAAAAGTTTCTGCAGCTAAACTACTCAAAACCATGTCAAGCTCTAGAGTGTTGCTAGTTTTATTAAATTGTTCTTTGAACCAGTCCCATATAATCAAATAATCACCTCCTGTAAATGCTAATATGTGTAAACTTCAAAGTCCATTACATTGTTATTTTTCTCCTGGAGTTCTCCATCCTGAGTAAGTGCATGAACCAGGGCAAAAAATCCATCTGTTTTACGTGTTTTTGCTTCTATTTTCAAGTAAGTAGTATTACCTTTAGCATTGGTTTCTGTATAAGTGTTATTTACATACCATTTCATTGTCGGATTATCACCGAATACCAAGGTTTCATTGGCGAATATCTGTTCAATTAATGGGTGAACTTTAGCATGAGTTGCAGGACCACTGGGTATATCATCAAGCGGTAACCCTTCTTCTTCAAATTTAGCTTCTAATACACTGTATCTATATCTATCACAGACAATATTTTTGATATTATATTTTTTGGCTTTTTCTAAAAACCACCCTGCCATATCACCTGCTGAAATAGCATCTCGATTAATGATTGTAATTAATCCTTTATCAACCATTTCTTTGACTGGAAATTTAATTTGCCTGCTTTCCATTTCCAGGGCTTTATGACAGACAAAAGTGTGTTCTATCCAGTACCGCTTACTCTGATATTTGAATAGCAATCCGCAAGAAGCGAAATCAGTTGTACGGGCATAGTCAAGTGCTCCAATACATTCAATGCCTTTTAATTTCTCATAAGGTATCGGTTGATTTGTCTTTTTTATTTTCTCCCAGGGAGCAACTACAGTGTAATTATCTTCTGCTGGAAAATTCATTCGTTTAGTTAAAAAATCCTGGGCTTTATGCGGTTGATACTGCATTTTTGTATAATCTTTTTTCATTCTCTTTTTAAGAACGGGGAAATATGGCAATGAAGGATTAGCTTTTGGCCACATTTCTGGATTTTCAGCTTCTTCTTTTTTATCTATTTTATAAATCAAAGGTAATAAACCAAGATCTTCAATTTCTCCATCTAAAACACGTTTTGACATATCCTTATAATCATCAAGAACACCACCACGGACATAACCATCTGTGGTAATATAAAAACTTCGGGAGTGTTTTTTCTTCCCAAAGCCTGATGTAAAAACTTTAATTGTGTCATAAGTTTTATACTCATGTATTTCATCAAAGATTAAGCAAGCTGAACGCTTACCATCTTTGGTTTTGGCATTTGAAGTATTATACTGAATATAAGAATTTGTTTTAAGGTTGGTTATTTTCTCTTTAGTCCAGTAATAAAAATGCTTAAGTTTTTCTTCTTCCTCTTCCAGAATGTTATAGACATCAAAAAAACTAGTTTTTGCCTGTTCTTCACTATTTGCCACTATATCGACATTATAATTTTTTATGTCGTGATAATGAGTAGATAAATAGAATATAAGTGCTGAAATAAATCCGTTTTTACCATTACCTCTACCCATCATGATAAAAAATTCATCAAATACAATATCATCTTCAGACTTATAATAAGCATGAATTAATGCAATAATAAAAAGCTCCCAATCCAGGAGCTCAAAATCAAAGTATTTTTCTATTTTTTCTACAGCTTTATCTATCATTTCAAATTTTATAATAATATCAGGATCATCAAGTTTCTTATCTATATAATCCATGGCCTGTTTTAATTCTTTGCAGGCCGGAATTTCTTCTTCTCGAATTTTCTCCATGTAAGTATCAATATATTTGTGGTATTTGTAACCCACTACATCATCACCACCTCCTGGCCAGGATTATTGGTTTACATTTCATCCGGGATATC